ACAGGGTAGGAAGATTCGGGCTCGTGAAAAATAATCTTCTGATGCTCACCATGGTCTGCGTTTGTCCCACCAACAGTCATGTAATGGTCATGCGCTATGCGCTCTTGAATCGCTTCTTTTAGATCCCGGATCGCATCCGCGCCGCCACTTATGGCATCCGAGTCACCTGGCACCGCTTTAAAAATAGCGTTCCAATCAAATGAGTAAGCCATGCTACTTCTCCAATGCGGCTATGCGCGCTTCGAGTTCTTGAATTGCTTTCACCATTGGGGCTATGAACTCAGCGTAGTTTAAACCTGATGGCTCCCCATCAATCGTGGCGAGTCCAGCAAATTCAACTTGCTTTTCTTGCATAGCCGCCGCAACATCCTCAGCGACAAACCCATGGTGCTTATTAGTATGCTTTTTAATGTACGCTGGTTTAACTGTCGCGCCTTTAATATCAACCTCAGCAGGAACTTCGTGGTCAGCCCACCTGTACTCTTTAGGCTGTAAAGCAAGAACGAAATCCAGGCCAAGCGGCGTTTCTTTTATGCCTGCTTTTAATTTAGCCGTTGAAGTCTGGATGGTTCCATTCGTGGCATAAACAACTGTCCACAGATGAGAGGCATCACCTAAACTTTTTTGGTTATTAACTGCCGGCCTAAAATAGGTTGCCGCAAAAGTGGCGTTCCTCACGTTATTTACCATAACATGCACGCTATTGTCAGTTGATGTACCAAACACACAATTTGGGCTATCATCATCCGCGATAATTTCAAATACTGCGGCATCCGTCACTGATGTAACTTTTAAATAGCCGTCGGTGCCCGCAGTAGAGCCCCCGGCCTCGACGTATTCGACATCATCAATAGTTCCGCCATCGATATTGACGGTTGTAAAAGCACCCGCAGCCGGAGTTACGCTGCCAACAGGCCCGTCTAGGCTGTCAGCGGTAACTACCGCCGAAGTGGTCCCAGCTAAAATCCACCGCCCGTTATTTGCCGCAACGTCATCAGGCGCTATGACATCAGGAGAGGACTCAGCGAGAGCAGAACTTGCGTCAAATGCGTGGACGTAAAGAACAGCCGCCGCACCAGTTAAAATAATAGTCAGGGACATATCCTGATCAGAAAGGCCAGCGTAGGCTATCAAGTCAAGTGCGCCCGCTGCTCCTCCTGTTAACGCCTTTGCACAATACATGTTTGTTGCCATGTCTTAAAACCTCGGAGTTGCCCGTTTGCCTACCGGGTCTTGAAGTATTTGTTTTCTTGCGATTAAAGTCTCATAATGCCTATACATTCCGGTCAACTTCGCAGCCTGTTCATCTTCCCCTGCATCTGATAAAATATCTATTGCAGCACCGTAAGCAATAAAGGGACCCCAGGCCACATCAAGTGGTTTGTCGGTACTTTCGGCTAAGGGAGAGATAACCAGGGTACATGGAAACTTTATGCTGTACGCTGCGTCAGGTAGGGGCCTTACATACCACTTGTCGTCGTATAAGAGCATATCCTCTGGCCTGCCCGTGGTGTCATAATCATCCGGGTAGGTCTCGAAGAAAAGGCCGTAGTCGGTCCACAAGGACATCTGGTACACGTCGCCGTCAGAATCTTCCACACTCAAAGCGCCGGGGCGCACCCGAAAAACAGTCGAGTCTTTATCATACGCACCGCCCAAGGCTTCGGTAACAGAGAGCGTAAACCATGCCTCGACTTCTTTCGTCTGCACCTCAATAGGTAAAACATTGACGTACATCTGATTGATATAGTTAAGTAAATCCTCATCTGATAATTGAGTTGAATTAGGTCTCCCTGTCAGTTTACGGATTTTGGTTTCAATATCAGCAAGAGTCCAGCTCATGGTTTACGCTCCTGTTCCGCCCCTGTTCCCCAATAAAACTAAAAGTATGAAAACTAAAATAGCGATCGCTGTAAACAAATCCACTACTTACCTCGCTGGACCTGTTCTGTAACCGCCGTCCCTGATGCAGCCGAGGACATGCCGCTAATATACGCAGATGTTTTTGTATATCCCGTTGTCACGTTGGTGGCGTTTAAATTTGTCGAGGCTGGTGTAAAGTCTCCATCAGATTTTGTAACGGTGAAATAGCCAAGCCTAACATGATCGGCAGCTAAAGCAGTAATAGCCGCAATCGCCAAAGCTGCACTGTCATAACCGGCGGCAGCCGCAGTCGTGGTAACATCAATGGTTAGATTTGATCCGACATCAAGTGCGTATGCTTGCACTTTATTTTGGGTCACTGCGGTTATTGGAGCTAAAACCGTAGCTTGAGCTGGAACCTGGTACATAACACCATTGATAACAATGTCCTGAGTATAGTTATATACTGTTGCAGGGGCCGATAAATCCCTGCCTATCCATGGATAACTCAGCAGATAGTCCCCTTTCAGAGTGTCCCGAATATCGTCAGCCAGGGTGCTATTCAAGTTCGTTGCGGTCCGATTTGCATCAAGCTCTGTATCAATGGCGTTTGCAAGTTGTTCAAGTCCGGCGGGGCGACTCACCTGTGAAAAATTTATACGTACCTTGTCTGCTTTGGCAATACCATATACCATAAAAACAGATAAGATGCCTATAAGAATGATTTTTTTCATTTTGAAATCTCCTTTATGCGCTTGCCGCCTGCTGTTCATTCTTTAAAACTTGTTCAGGAGGCACGTCTGAATTTTTAGAAGTTAAATTGACCTTGCCGGTTGGAATACAAGCGAATCTAACAACTTCGCCTGTTTTTATCGACTTATTGTGCCCAGTTACAGGGTCCGGCCTAAACTCATATCTTGGCCTTGAAAGACTATTAAGATGATCTGCCACCTTTTTAGGCAAATCGCATAATTCACCTGATATTAAAGGACCAAAGTTAATCCCCTCGTAATTGAAAGAAACGTCTGCCTCTGGTGTTTCAATATTTCTGAAAGAATACTCTGCAACAGGCCCAAGGTCTGCCAGTGTAATTTTCTTTTTCTTTGCCTTTTTCATATTCAGATTCCTTTCCTCGTGTCAAAGAGGGTTAAGCCCTGCCACAGAGTTCAATCTATGGCAGGGTTACTGTTTTGTTTATCCGTTGATATCGCCAAGGTCTCTGATTATGTCTGCCCTGGTTGCATGGACCCATATTTCGTTACCATCATCCATGAAGGCCGCTGCAATGGTAATACCCTTGAATCCATCACTGGTCGTAAGATTATCAAGGGAAAATACATAGTTGGGGGGAGTTCCGTCACTTGAAAAAGCAACAGCATCACCACCACTGGTCAAACTGACCTGGAAGGTCGTTGGAGAAAGATACTTTACATAATATATGGTACTCTCCGAAAGGTCTGTTGCCAAACCGCCAGACTCAACAAGGCGAATTTTTTCGCCTTCCACAAAACCGTGACCGGATGAAACCGTTAAAAGGTCTTCGGAAGCACCGCCAGTAAAATCAAACGTGACGCTCTGGCGGTTGCCTATGGCTGCAGAATCGTAGGCTGAAATACTTCCACCAGAAGAAACATATTCAACATTGTTATCTGCGGTGGTTCCGTTATCAACGAGAGAGGTTGTGATAAAAGAAGCCGAGTCGTCCATTTCTGTACCGAACCACTCCTCCGTAGCGACTTCTCCCGTAGTCGCATCCTGGTTAAAAATCTTAACATAAGACGGGACAAATCCAAGATCGAGATTTACCAGACTCCCGTTTGCTTCAAAATGAACATCTACTTGCTGAGCCATAACAATTCCTCCATATTAACCGCACAAAGGCGGGTTAAGGTTTAGCTGTGAGTTACCTTTAAAATGTGCATGAACTCATCGTTTAAAATTCTTGAAACAAAGGCCATTTTCCAGCCTGAAGTAGCTCTCTGGTTCAACGGGTCATTGCCATTTTCGCCATAACCCTTGCGAACGTTGGTAAGAGCTTCTCCGGTCAGGTTTGTAACACCGTAGGCTCCCTCTCCGATTATCGGCAAGTAATACTGAGTCGGTGAACCAGTCGTATAGCCAATAGATGTCATAAGCCAGCGAACGCGGCCAGTATTGCCAACCTCTGCGTCCATAACGCCTCTCTGGTCTGCATACTCGATAACGTTTTTAAATCCAGACACAGCCTCAATATCGTCTATCAGGTCAGTGTGCATAATGGCCCAATAAGACTTGGAAACACCAGCAGTAGCAACCTTATTGGAAGCATCTTTCTGTGGGGTCATGGTCTTGGCGTTGTAGCCAAGCAAGGTTTTGACAATAGTATCAATGTCGGTCTTGTTAATCTCTGTTGGAGTTCCGGAATTTGTTCCATTGGATGCGTTTGTTGAGCTTGCACAGGTTGCCAAAATGTCCCTGATAATTTCATCACGGGTCTGACCTGCCTGGAATCCAAGCTTTTTACCTGCAACAACCCATTCCTCATCCTCAACGGTTGCATCAACAACGTCAGTAATATGAACAAAATCACCGTACCATGAAATTTGTGCTGTCAAATCCGTCTTGGACAAAGCCTGCCCTGGCGGAGTCACGCCCTCGGTAATTGGCGTAGTTGCCGTGGAAAGATTCGCGTATCTACGAAACTTTATAACGGAACTTCCTTTTCTTGGCAAAGGCTTCGGTTGTGCAAAAAGCTCATGCACAAGTTCGGGTTTTGCGGCCTCTAAAAGCACCTTGTCATAAAAATTGTTTACACCAGAATTAATCTGTGTGGTGGTAGTCAATGTATCTGCCATTTTATTTTCTCCTTATATGGCCCATCTTACGGTAAGGTCTGTCCAACTTTAATCCTGCCTTCCTCAACGGCTAATTGATATGCCGTAAAATCTGCATCAGACATATTATTGAACATATTAGCAGATGCCGATTTGTCAGCTTTCCCATTAACACCAGAAAGCGAACCGGCTTTTTTGCTGTTTTCAATAATCTTATCCAGAACAGATTTTGCGTCTGCTTCCGTATCTATTTTTGGCTCATCTTTTAAACCTGCCATTTTCACAAGTTCGAGTGCCGTTGCCATTGGGCTCGCAGAATTGTTTATGACCTCTAATAGTTTGGGCCTTTCTTTTAAAAGTTTTGGTAATTTTTCGCTTAAAACCTTCGTTGCCTCAGGGTCTTTTACAGCAGCCAAAACGTTTTTAAGCTGTGCAGACATATTAGCAACGTCTTTTTTCAATCCACTGTTACTGGCAGCAACAATTTTCTTCACCTCGCTGCCAGTAACAACGCTGTCATCGTCTATATACACCTCTTGCTCATTTGGCGTATGATCAACCCCTTGTACTTGCTGATTTGGAAATTGCCCATTTTGTAACATTGCCATTTGATGCTGAGAAAAAGCAACCCTGTCTGTTGCCGTCTGAATTTCGGACTTGAGTCCTTTTATGGTCTCGCCGGAAGTTTTTGCATCAGCGACAATCGTGTCAAATTCTTCTTGAGTCATTGTCACATTGGCACTCTTGCCAGCATCATCATTATCGATTCCTGTTTCGTCCTCTTTGGTTCCGGTGTCAACAGAACCTACGTCTGCCTCTTCGCCAGTCACGGCGCCATCTTTTAATTCTTCTGCCATTGTTTTTTTCTCCCAGACCTGTCACGGCCTTTTAAGAATTGTGAAATATCAAAGGCAACCCTTTTGCCTTTCTTGCTGTTTCAATGCAAAATTCATCAGAAATGGGTACAATAATGTTCGGCCTGTCAAGCGGAAGCACCCACAATCTGTCAATTTTTCCTTTTTTATTATCAACAAAAAAACAAATACTGCCCAAAAGTTCAGGGGGTCTGTGTGAATGTAAAACTATTTTTGTTCTGATTTGTTTTGGGTTCATAATATCAATCCTGGATGTTACAAGAATGTAATATTTGTGTTTTTTATATTGATATCGCTCAACAATATCAGCAACGTTTTTTAAAACGTCTTTCCCCATCATCTGCCTGGCATCGCCCATTAGCAAAATGTTGTCTGCCGAAAAAGGAGAACCGTCTTTTATAATTATTTGATTCATCTTATTTGTCCTTGTTGTCTCTGTTGACCTTGTGGCCTGTTTATCTGTGCAATAAATTCAAGTATTTGCATAACCCTATTCTGGTCCATATCTTTAATTTCAGAAACAGCTTTCAGCCTATCAAGCATTGCCTTTGTTTGATTTTCCTGTGCCTGGGTATTATCTCGCCTTGCATTTGCCTGATTCTCAGCAATATCAGCCTGCATTTTCGCTATATTCAAGTCCTGTAACTTCTGGTTTGTTTGCTGTTGTTGTTTCATGGCATCTTCTTGCTGTTTTATCGCATCTTTAAGTTCCTTTTTTCTTTCTAACGGAGCAGCGTCTATCAACGCAGCCCACGGAATTGGCGCACCAAGTTTTTTCATGCCCATAAGTTGTATAAATGACATTTCTTTTTGAGAATCAGACAACACGCCTTCCTTTGGGATGCAGTCATATTTGCTAAATCCAGTATTATAAAATTCCTGTGTAGGTTGTTCTCCGATAATCCTGATAATCTTTGCAGGTTGATAATTCTTTTGAATCATTTTAACCAATTTAATGCCCAACAATTTTTTAGACAGACGATAATTATCAAAAATATCCTGCAAAATTGTAAGGCCCTGTCCAACCCTGGCTTTTGCCAAAATTCCAGCGGTCTCAATGTTGCTGTTCATTTCTGCCATGCCGAACAGTTCAGAATTTGCCCCAGGTATCTCCATGATATCTTTATCAAGAATTTCAGAAAGCCCCATCATGCCTGGAGGTATATCTGGCGGTATCAATTTCTTTGCAGCTTCCAAATCGTTTTTCATCCACACAACTTGGCCCTGACCAGATTGGAATAACGCCTCTGGATTTACAACGCTGTTTTCAACAGCCTGCCATCCAGTCGCAATCTGGCTGTCTATAATGTCCAGCATCTTGGAGCGCCGCTTATTTACCTCTGTCTGTGGATCTCGCATACACCTGACAATTCCCTGTAACTTCATACTTGAATTATCATATTCAGGATTCCAAAAGCCAATAATAGGAACAAACGGAAAATCGTCAAGGCCAGATGGTTCCGGACCGTGATGAACAACATTGTCCTCGACTAAAATTATCTGCTCAACGCCTTTTATGGTCCTGTCAAATACGCGAAAAATATCTGGATATGTTTGTAGAATAAACTTTAATCTCTCATCTGTCTTTTTCCATTCAACCATGCTGCCATCTTGTAAATTTACCAATACCTTGATATTCTTATAAGTTCTACGCCAGAACTCGTCATATCGATACATATCCTTGGCTTGAGCGCCAGCCAATATAGGCATCCCAGTATATTTCATGTCCTGGAATCCAGCAGGGCTTATCTTCGCGGCCTCTTTTCGTGCATCAGGCGGCAAAATGTTTAACATGGCATCTTTTCCAAGATATTCGCGTCTGCAAATAAACCCACAATCCGACAAATCACGCTCAGAAAACATTGGATCAAGCAAAAAACGATTATATGGCACTCTTTTTATTTTTATTTCGCCATTTAACGGGTCATTTGAAAAATCTACGTGTAAATTCATTAAATTGATGCCAGTTTTAAGACATCCGCCAGAAAATGCGTCTGACATCTGGTGATATCCATTCATTGTCTGCATTTGCCACTGCACAACTTGCGATAACTGACTACTCGTTACCTCATCCTGGCCCTCAACAGGCGCAATTTTCATGCTCAATCTATTTTTTCTTTGATATCCTTCAATCATTTTTATAACGCGCCGTACTTTATTGAAAACAAGAGCATTTCTGCGCTGTTTTTTTAAGTAACTTTTTTGACTTGCATCCCATTGATCCCCAAGAGCAACTGACAGGTCTGTTTCGGCCTCTTGTAAAAATTCAGCCCAGTATGTACTGGCAGAATCATACGCCTCGTTGAAATCTTTTTTACGGTCGTTGTCAGTCACAGTATAGCCTCTGGTTCGTCTTTTTCATCATTTTGATTGATGAGCCGCATGTCAGATATCTGTATAAATTCATCTGTCAAGGTTTTGACAATTAAAAGTTCTTCTGAGTCTTTGTCCTTATATTCATCGTATAAATCAGCCCATTCCATGATACATTATCCCTCTATTGGCTGAGCGTATTGATTATAAAGATTCCTGGCATCAACTGAAGTCATAAAATTATCTGACATACAATGATTTATGCCAACTGCAAGCGATCTAAAACCATCAGCCGCATGAGATGTCCAGTCATGTTCTGGATTCGTGCTGAATATCATTGTTTTCTCATTATATTTTCTATGATATTGGCGCAAAGCCTCTATGCCTTTTTCGCAATTTTTCCAATCAAACCAGCATTTAGGCAGTAACAACCTTACAGCATTTATTCCGTCAGCCAACGGAAGCCTATCTAAAGCCTTAAATCTAAGCCCAAGACTTCTGGCAATCTCAAGACGACTTTTGCCCGTGCCAAGTTCACGCACTCTTATATCATGTGGCGCTATATGGGTTCCATAAAGATAATCTTTTGACTTTAAAATTCTAATATATTCGTCAAGGCCCATACCATCGCCCTCGAAATAATCAACAATACGTATATTACCACCAGGCATTTGCTGAAAAAACCAAATAACCGTAGAATCTGACATCCCCAGGTCCCAGGCAGTATGAACAGGAAGCATGGGATCAATAAGAACATCAGTAAACCGCCCAGCTTCCTCAAGACCACTCATTATCTTCCCATAATAGGCCCCTGTAATTGCAGCGCTGAAAGAGCATTCCCATTCCTGAGCATATTTATCAGGCCCCATTTCAGCCAAAGCACTATCAAGCTCAGCTTGAAGAATTATCTTTGTCTCAGATGCTTTAAACATCGCCGCAAACCACTCACCAGACGTATCGTGTCTCGCAAAGTTATACAGCTCATAAAAACTATTATGCCCCTTTGGAGTTCCAATAAAAACGGCCCAACCCAATCTATCAGACAAGGTGGGCCTTATAACCTCTCCAAACAAACTATTTGGCATCTGCGCCATCTCATCCAAAACAACCCCATCAAGATAACGTCCACGCAAACTATCAGGATTATCCGCCCCCAAAAGGGATATCCTTCCTCCATCAGGAAAATCACACCTCAACTCATTCTCATTAAACTTTGTCCCAATTATATTTCGCGTAAAACTCTTTAAATAATCCCAAGCAACACTCTTAGCCTGCTTATACTGAGGCGCTATATATGCGTATCTCGGATTCTCTTTCTCACAAGTCAGCGCACCATCAATACACTCCATCAAAGACCATATTGTCTTACCAAACCGCCGATGGCAAACAAGAACATTAAACCGCCGCCGATTTAAATGCAAAAACCGCTGGTACTCTCGTGGCTTATATTGCAGCCTTGTTGTCTTGCTTTTGCTCAATCTGTATCACCTTACCATCAACCTGCTTAGGCGCATTATTAGATTTCCGCTCAACACCTGTTATCACATTTATCGTAACATCCCCAGGAACACCACCTCCAAGACCACTACCTGCATGATGACCATATCTCTTAGGATTAACCTTAGAAATATACCCAAACATCGTAGCAATTATCAACTTCGCCTTCTTTATCTCGGCTCCCTTCGCCTCAACATTCCGAGCTATATCCATTGTCTCATCAAGTATCGCACTTAACCGAATCTCGCGTGCCTTCTTAAAAATATCGTGAATATCGTCCTCACGCACTCGCCGATAAAATGCCGCCAATGAAACATTAAATCCCTCACACATCTTCATAACAGAACCGCCAAGACTATATTCTTCACACAGCTCCAATATAAACTCATACGGAAACTCATCGCTTACTGTGACTCTATTTCGCTCCCCAGACATAGTCTCTCTCCTCTTTACATCATTTATTACACTTTTGTAACTTTTGTCAAGGCTTTTTTTGATTTACTTTTTATTTTTTGAAAATATAGGTGTGGGGATACTGTCAGCATATAACTTCGTGCCCCGCCGTATATAGGGGATCGGATTTGAACCCCCCCTTCGATAAATAGTACGTATGTATTATGTATAGTGACTGAACAAACTGTATGGCCAGAACCATCAAGCTGCTGACACTAACGGCATGCCAGAACCAGAGCAACCAGAGCAACCATGGTCATAGCCAGCGCCATTGGCTGTATATATGTTCTATGATACGTATATATAATGCATCTGGTTATAGCCGGCGCTGTCTCGCATTGCAT